CGATCTTTATGGAGTATTTGTATCCAGGGTCAACCTTTCTAAGACTGCGTGGCGGCATACCTACGACGCTTAGTTTTGAGCCGGGGCTAGATGACGCGGATTGGTTCCTTGATTTCAGGCCGACAAGAAGGTGACAAACGATGTATGCAATCCTTGACCAAGATTTAAAAATGGCGGGCATGCTGGATCTTGAGGGGTCCGGCTGCCCGTTTTATGATGACCTGATCACCACGCAGATCGCGGATGATAGTGGCAAACTTTGGAACGATACGTTATCGATCAAAGTCCCATACGGGTATCCAGAGACTGAGAAAATGGCGGAAGGGTATTCCCTTTTGCACCAAGGCGATGATGGCCGTTGGTACTGCTATCGCATTAATAACGTCACGGATGGTATTGTCGGTCAGGTTCATGTGAAACAGGTATCTGCCGTCAATCTGGCGATCTGGGAACTGGCGCATACTCAGGTCGAAGCGGGAACGTTTAACAGCTGCAGTATTAAAGATGCGTTTTCCCACTGTTTACAGAAAACGGACTGGGGCATCTTTGAAAATGGCTTTACCGGCAGCACGCAAAATGTCACGTTTAATCAAGGAGATACGGCTCAAGCGTCCTTGCAAGCGATTAACACTTTATATAGCTGTGAAATCCGGGCTTACGTAGAAATCTACAATGGCCGTGTTGTGTCTCGCTTGATGGATATCGTTGACAAGCTCGGCGAAGAAAAGAACTTTCGTATTGAATACGGGCATAACCTACTCGACATTACCCGTGAAATGGTGGACGACCAACTTTTTACCAAGTTATATGTCTATGGCGGCACACCAAGCGGATCGAGCAATCCGATCTCCATTGCCGGTGCCAACGGCGGGAAAGACTATATAGTCGATGACGCCGCGAACGATCTTTACAATTTTGGTGGCCGCTATCTTGAAGGCTTTACGCAAAATACAGCCATGACCAATGCCGCAGAGTTGCTCAACTGGGGCGAGCAGCAGTTAGCCCTATATAATCATCCGAAATACAATTACACGGTCACGACAGCTTCGCTCAGCTTTGAAGCCAATCTAGGTGATCAGGGCTATATTATCGATACGGATATGCAGCCGCAACTTTATCTGGAAGCGCGGATCATTCAAAAACAGACAAGCGAAGCGAACCCGACAAATAATCAAGTGGTCATCGGCGAGTTCGTGGAAATTCGTGTGGTGACACCGGATGATATTACACGTCTGCAAACGCAAGCCGCTGCCATTAATCAAATCGCCGTTGATGCAAAAAATCGGGCGAGCGCTGCCGAGGCAAAGGCGGACGGTAAAAGTACCACTTATCGGTCTCCGGATGCGCCAGCCGAGGCGGACGTTAATGACACATGGAAAAAGATCGCTGACGACGGCCATGTCATTGCCGAGTTTACGTACACGGCCGATGGTTGGAAAGAAACCGTCAACTATGATGAGATCAACAATAATATTGAAGTCATCACCTATTCCAAGAACACGGTTTTTGGGCTGAGCGTTCAGGAGCCGAACTATCCGATCACGAATGACTTATGGTATCGCGACAATCAAGACGGAACCAGCACACTCTTGCAATACGATGGCACGAAATGGGTCGATCATAAAGAGCAAGCGGTGCAAGAGGTCAATGATGCGATTGCTAATCTGCCACGTGCGATCTATTCCGATACAGAGCCAAGCACCGACGGTCTCGCTGATGGTTCGACATGGTATGAGACAAGCGTCGTTGATGGTAAAACCGTTTATGAGCCGCATAAGCTCACCGGTGGCGCGTGGGTCGACGTTTTCGACAGCACGGCACAGCAAGCGGCCGAGGTCGCCCAAAGTGCTCAAGAGGCAGCAGACAGCAAGCCGAACATTTATTATGGCACTGCAACACCAACCGGTGCGAAGAATGGCGACGTATGGAATCAGACGAACACGACGGATGATTCTGTGGCTGTGAAACAGATGATTAACGGCGTATGGGAGCCAATCAAAGGCTTGCAAGGGCCGCAAGGTGTTCCGGGCCCAGCTGGGGTCGATGGACAGCCCACTTATACATGGGTCAAGTACGCGACAAGCTCGGCGGGCGCAAATATGAGCGATGACCCGACAGGGAAAACGTACATCGGCCTCGCCTACAACAAAACGACGCAAACCGAATCGACAAATGCGGCTGACTATCAGTGGGCGCTCTATCAAGGCCCGCAAGGTGTACAAGGGCCTCAAGGTGATACCGGGGCCACGGGTTCGACAGGCGCAACCGGACCGCAAGGTCCAACCGTTTACACATGGATAAAATACGCCGACACACCAACAACCGGCATGAGCGACGACCCGACGGGCAAACAATACATCGGCCTCGCTTACAATAAACTGAGCGCGACCGAATCGACGACGTATTCCGACTATCAATGGGCGCGGCTCTATGATGCATCGAAAAAACGCAATTTTACTTCGACGCCGTTCACGCCATATGACGTCGGCGATACATGGACACAAAGCGGGTCGACTTATTATTGTACGGTTGCGAGAGCGAGCGGCGCATATACGGCGAGCGATTGGACTTTGCAAAAGATCGTCATCGGTTCACTCGACCCCGGTGTATCAGCGGCGTGGAACACCGCGGCTACGAATGCGGCGAATACGGTCCAAACAAATCTAAACACGTTGATAGCATCGGGAAACAATCTTGTACAAGATAGCGGCTTCGAAGCGACGGGGCAGGGCTATGATACAAGTCAATACCATTCGGGAAAACAATCTCGAAAAGTAACAGCAAACGGCGGCGTGCAAGATATTAACGTTTGCACGGTGAAAACAAGTATCGGCCGTACCTATTATTGTGAAGCGTGGGTACTCGCCGGTCAGACAACATGGTCCGGTACGGTCGGCCTACAAATTAGTGAACATAATACAAACACCGGGGCGAACGCGTGGCCGTCGGTCCAAAACCTTCCGGCAAACGGAGCACAAGCATGGACCAAGTTGTCCGGATATGTAACAGTTCCCGACGGCTACGATCAATTCACAGTGCGATTATCAGTTCGAAATGATGTGACCTCGGGAAACGTATTCTATTTTGACGATGTTGTCGTTATCGACGTAACCGATTCGTATCAAGCAGTTAAAACGACACAATCATATAAAGGCGTCACGATTGATTCAAACGGTATCACAGCCGTAGCAGGTACAACGATCGTCGATCTCGATTCGACAAACGGCTTTAAGATCGTGAACGGCGCAACGACAAAATTTCAAGTCGACACAGCCGGAAATCTTACGATGCGCGGGAACATCGTCGCCGGAGATATAAGCGGCGTCAATTTTAGCGGAGAAAGCTTGACGCTGGCCGGCACGTTGGCTGTCACAGGTGCTATCTCGGCGGCATCAGGTGGGGTCGTGCTTAATTCTAGCGGCATCGCAATTTCAAAGGGCTCTCTCAATCTACCAAACACACAAATAGCAAGCGACGGCACGCTCACGACGACGAATGCCAATATTACCGGAACCGTGACCGTGTCGGGCAAGTCATCCGACGGCGCTTATACGGCACAAATTAAAATCGCGCCATCCGCGACCGGCTCGCCCATATCATGTACGGCAATAGGCGACCCGAGAGGGAACGTTACTTATATGACGTCCGATCTATTTAAGGCGTATATGGCGAATGCCGATGGTAATGGAAAAACAGAACAGACGGAAATCATGGCTGGAAGCATCGAGTTACGAGATTCAAATGACGACGTGATTACGATGTCCGATGGAAATATATTTGCGTCAAATAGTATTCAAACGATGTTGGTTACGATAGACGGGTACGGGAATATATCCGGGGCAGGGAGTATTACCGGATCGGGAAATATCACGGGTGGCGGCATCATTTCTAATGGTGCATTGCGCGCGAATGGCACAGATTTTTCTCTAGGGTCTGCCTCTACGGGACGCGGAAATGGCGGACGCGCACTTGTGCAAAATAGCGGAAACGTATTAGTTATTAATTACGCAAACGACTTCGCATATATTCAAGCGGGCAGTAATTTCGATGTTGGGGGCCATTCGATTAATAACTTCAACCAAGCACGAAATTATAATGGGCTAGGTCAATTGCTAGGTGAAAATGGGGACTCAGGCGGCGGCGGCGCCGATACTCAATATGGTGGCGCACGAATTGGCGCATTTGATACATCCGGTAATTGGCGGGCGGGTTTTTGTGTTGGTTATGATAGTACCGGTTCACGTACATGGGGTGACCACATCTATGATCGGACATATGGGTCAGCCGCTAACATGTATGTCACGTCATCCGGAACGATTGGCCGCTCGACCTCAGCGACAAAGTACAAACTCAACATCGACCATGACATATCGGTTGATTATGCGAAACAGCTTCTCAATTTGTCGCCCGCAACTTGGTACGATAAGGCCGAATCTGAGGCGCTCGCCCGTCATTATGAAAATGGACATACAGACGCCGACGATCGTCGTTTGCAACGCCATATCGGACTTATCGCCGAGGAAGTCGCCGCGAATGGGCTCGAGCGTTTCGTCGAACACGGCGCGCCGGATATTTTCGGCGAGCGTGAAATCGAGGGGCTTGAATATGACCGTCTATGGGTCCTCCTAATTCCGATCATTAAGGATGCAATAAAGAGCCTATCGGGAGAACTCGCGTTATTGCGTAATGATAAAGAAGCGATGAGAACGGCGCTCGATAATGCGCTCGTCGAGATCGCGAAACTACAAAAGGGAAGTGTTCAATCATGATAATAAGTAACCCATCGGCAAGACTGAACTATGACCAAAACGACCCGAATACGGTTATCAATGTAACGGTGACAGCGCAGATCACCGAGCTATTCGGAAACGCGCAAAGCTCACCTAAAGAAGTGACGATCACAATACTTTCAAGCGAATACAACGCGAACATCGCGCCGGATGCGCTTTTGACTCTCGTCAAAAGTAAGATCAAAGACCGAATCACAAGCGGCGCAATCTATGTGCATCTTTTGAATATTAACTATGGCGGCCCAGTAATTTCTTTTCGGACGGCTGACACGGACGTAAAAAACACGGTTGCGCTTGATGCGTCGATCATACCGTCTAAAGAGGAACTCGATACGGCACTCGCAAGCGGCATCACTGGTGTTCAGAAACTTGTACTGGATAAGCTAGTCGCTGAATTCTCATAATCTACCAAAAGGGGCTGATACTATGGCAAAGATCAATTACGACGTAAATGTGCAAGTGCAGATACTCGCGAATAAACTCGCGGCCAGTGAAGCGGAAAACGCTCGGTTAAGTGCAATCGTAAACGGGGCAAATAAACAGATTGACGAATTAGAAACCAAGCTGAAAGGTAAAGAGAACAAACCGAAAACGAGCACTAAGTAAGGCGGTGATATAGGGGTGGACACGAGTACAATTCAATACTTCATAACGCAGGGGCCGTTTGCGGTCCTTTTTGTGTGGCTTCTATATTCGTCACGTAAGGAAGCCAGTATTCGAGAAGGAAAATTGAATCAGGTCATCACAGACCAGTCGAAGATGCTTTCAGAGTTCGGTGAGAAATATGACATTGTTATATCTAAACTGGATGGGATTGAGGAGCGCTTACCACATAGGTAGGCGCTATTTATGTTGAGGAGGGGATTCATTTGAGTAAAGATTCATTTATCAAGGCAATCAGTGGCTATGCACAGAAAGCCGGTAATGCCAATAAGGTGCTACCGTCCATTATTATCGCCCAAGCTGCTTTAGAATCTGCATGGGGCACGTCAGGGCTTGCTGAGAAGGGTGATAACCTATTTGGCGTCAAAGGTGCTTATCGAGGTCAGTCGGTGGCTATGACCACCTCAGAGCACTCTGTTAAGGGATGGTACAAGATTGTCGCCAAATTCCGCAAGTACCCAACCTATTATGAGTCGATTCTTGACCTTGTGGTGCTGTACAAGCTGCCCAGATATAAAGCTGTACTTGGTCAGTCTGACTATGTAAAAGCAGCAAACGCGATTCAGGCAGCGGGCTATGCCACGGATCCAGCCTATGCGGACAAGCTGATTGCAACCATCAAAGCGAATGACTTGGAACGTTTTGACGCTAAGCCGGTAAGCAAGGTCAAGAAGATTGTTAAGAAAGTAGTGTCTAAGGTGTCCACGGTTAAGTATCCAGGACACGTCCTGCAGGTAGGAAGCAAAGGTAAAGACGTTCAGCGCGTTCAGAACGCCGTGGGTCTTAAAGCTGACGGCGTGTATGGTTCTAAGACAGCAGCGGCAGTAAGATCCTACCAGAAGCGGCACAACCTTGTAGCAGATGGCGTTGTTGGACAGAAGACTTGGTCTGTGATGTTTTAATCAAACTTTAGGAGGAATCATCTATGTTAAACGGAAAAGACATTAAAAAAATTGCTTTGTACTCTGTGCCGGCTGTTGTTTCTGCAGTCGGTTTATTTATTGGATTGGACACGGCTCAACAAAGTCAACTTTCAGATGCACTGAACGGCGTGATTTCTGGCATATCAACGTTGATTATCCTCGGCATTAACATTGTCGGAATCGTCAAGAGCCATGAGAAGAAACAGCCTGAAAACAAGTAAGACATAATGAAAGAACCCGCCGAGAGGGCGGGCGTACATAATCTATTTTTGTTCGATATCATGACGACGATCGGCGATTAACTGTTCAAGTTCATCTAAGTCCTGAAGGGTAGCGTCAAGCCTTATAAACGACTTGGCAGTCGATTTTTTCGACATGTAGCGTTTACGCTCTCTGTTTTTGTCTTCCCAGTTTCGCGATGCGCGTATCTGGGCGTCACTGGTTTTCTTTTCCACAGTATCACCAGTCCTTTTTAAATAATTTGAGCAGAAACAGAACAAGCCAGACACTGATTGCAATCAGACCAACAATTTTTAAAATGGTTAAGTGTGAAAAGTCAATGTCCGATAGCCAGGACAAAACCAAAATAATGAAAAGATAATCAACAGTTTTAAGTTTTTTCATGATTTGAAGTGGTTATGATATAATTAATATGTGGGGGATTGCTCCCCCGACAAATCATTTCCGGCGCTTCTTTCGAGGCTTCCGGTGTTCCTTGATGAGGTAGAAGGTTGTGATTATCGTTGCCAGCGTCATCACAATGTCTTTAACCTCATCAATTATTTTACCAACCACTTTCTCACCTCCTTCCATGTTTTTATTATAACACATGTGTTATATAAGTCAACGGTTTTATTGAGTTTTTATAGAAAAAAAATCCCCTACATAGGGGGTTCCAAACTTATATCCAACTCTTGTGGAAAGTAATCCTTAACATGCAAGTTTATCCAGTCTACAGCATTGCTCTTATGGTACAAAAAGTTAAATAGTCGGCCACGTGTGTAGACTTCGTATTCTAGCCAAGATTTTCGGGTAAGCCTGACGTTATGGTCAAACAATTGTTTCTTATTTATCCGTATGTCATTTGCCACCTTATCGATTGCATCAGTCAGCTGCTCAACATAGTAGGTTTTAAATTTAAGCCCAGATGCAAATATAGCCTTACGGTCAACTTCTAAGGCGCGTTTGATGTAGGGAAGGAACATATAATTGGTTATGATGATTCGCTCATCATCGGTCATTTCAGATTCAGGAAAATAAAGATTGACCATACGTTTCACCTCGTAAATAAGAACGTTTGTTCTATTATAACCGAAAATAAAATACCCATCCACTGTAAATAGATGGGCATCAGTCAGTTTAATGTAAAAGGATATAACACAACTTATTGATCTAATGAACTAATTTTACCAGCTATATCAGTATCCGAAGAATTGAATTGCTCCGAGTATGTTTGTAAACTGCCCGAGGGGCTGGTTGCTAAGCTATCAAATTTAAGTAATGCATTATAAACAGATTTGGCAATATTAAATTTATCTCTATTTTTGTCCGTAACATTACTTTTCAGGTCTTTAAAGTCGTTACGTACATCATCTTCTTTTTTACTAATCTTATCTAAGTTGCCATGAGTACTAAACGCCAACGATTGTGCAGAGAGGGCATCATTAAAATCAGTTAATTTTACGCCGCTTACTGTTACGCTACCGTCAAAAATTACCTTATTCCAAACATCAACGTATTTACTGCCAATATCCTCGGCTGCCGTTGCTAAATCTTTTGAATCAAGGACAAATGATTCATAGACGATGTCAAAAGTTTTTTCTTTGACTATCTTAGCAGCCTCCGCTTTTTTCTGAGCAGCAACCTTAGCATTATGCGCTTTAACTTGTTGGTACTGATTGTACCCGAAGATGGCGATGATAATAATTAAAAGCGCAGAAATGAGACTTCCAAAAATGATGATCAGCTTTTTATTCATTCAATTGATCCCCCTGGTACATTTTTCCTAAATTATACTAATTTTTACACTGTAAAGCGATACATTTTAAATCAGTAACCATAATATTAATTGCTAATAATTACCATTTCAAAATAAACAGATAAATTTTATACTGATCACATAAGTTGGGCATTGACCAAGTATCCGGCAGGGAGGGCGGATAAAAACCGCCTACGATCGTTTAAACTCGATCCACTCATATAAGTCTTCAACTGTGCAATGGAGAAGCCTGGCAGCAAAGACTGCATTGTCCAAACTCATTTTTTGCTTGCCAGTTATCCAGTGTGACACGGTTGATTCTGTAACTTCCATCTTTCGCGCAAATTCAGACTGAGGAATATTGAGTAGATCACTTAAACGACATCTCCCTTTACGGAGAGCCATTTTTTACCTCCTCAACTACATAACAATATTATAGCAGACGAAAGCGGGGGCGCGATATGGATGAGATAGAAAATAAGTATTGCCGATTTTGTGGACACGAGGTAAAAATAAGAAGGATGATTGATTACAATAATAATGAGGAGAAAATCATCAGAGAGTGCTTTCACTGTCAGAAAGCAACTGTATGGGAAAGCAAAAAAAGAAACCCTGCGAAAGGGCTTCAATGATGAGAAAGCGCACATTTAGTTGTGCGTTTTTATTGTTGTCACTTAGTGACCAAAAAGTGACCAAGTGACCAAATTAACACAATTTAGAACGGACGTTCTCTAACTAGAACAAACTTTCAAGCGCCGCAGACCCACTAGTACAGGCATTTTCAAACCTTGTATAACATAGTCTTACTAAAAATCAGAAATGGGATTAATCTTTGCAGAAGTGCTTTATCCCCTTGCTGTTAAGCCTTTTTTGAAGTGTTTTCAGCTTAAAATTAATGCGAGTGACCAAAAAGTGACTAAACTTTAAAGAAGCTCGTCCATCAAATTAACGCTCTCAGCTCGGCTTTCAAGTTCTCCGTGGCCGTAGGTGTTGAGCGTTATTTTTGCATTACTATGCCCAGCCTGTTCCTGAACGTCTTTGATTGGGGCACCGCGGTTAAGCATGTACGATAAACAACTATGGCGCAGTCCATGAAAATTAAGTTCAGGAAGTCCATTTTTTGAACAAAAGTCGCGCCAAGCTGTGGAAATAGTTTCTACGTGTATAGGTCGGCCGATGCTCGAAGTAAATAAAAGATCGAGGGGCTCATCCGAAATATCAGGATCGATAAACTTATACTTTGCGTCGCCCAGTAGATCCATTTGTTTCTCGTGGCGTTCGATATAATCACGAAGTTCCTCCTCGAGTTTTCTAGGAAAGAATGCAAAACGCGGCTTTTCGTTTTTTATCGGATTAAGGCGAAACCGTTTATTTTCGCGATCCCATTGCATCTGCCGATCAATCCAAATCCCGTGTCTATTAAAGTCTACTTTGTTTTTTAAAATTCCGGCAATTTCGCCTTCGCGTAATCCCATTAACAAACCGAGTTTGATTCTGATCCTATTCTTGTAGGATACACGGCGATTGTGATCGAGTTTATATAAGGCTTCACGCATTTGCTCTCTCGTATAAAATTTTCTTGGCCGTTTGTATGAATTGACTGTCGGACGGTCAACGTGGGTAACAGGGTTATCTTTTATGATTTCCCATTTTTCGGCGCGTGAAAAGATACTGCCGAGCAAAGTGTATAGACCACGGAGATCACTTCTGCCGGCTTCTTGTTCTGCTCTAAAAAAATTCACAATGTGGTAAGGGCGTATGGAAGCCATTTTCATCTTGCCGAATCCAGCAATAAGGCGAGGCAATTTGCGTTTATACTCCTGACGTGTCTTCATGTGCAGCTTGCTTGCGTGCGATTCCCACCACATACCTTGTGAAAAGGTCGCGAAGCGAACACTTTTTAAGTCCTTGTCATCAAATTTAGATGCCTCTGCAATAAATGCGTCTAGTGCTCGCTGGGCGGCACGTTCACTATTCGGTGTCTTTATGGTTACCGTTTTAGTTTTACGCGCTCTCGATCCATCGTCGCGGTACCCTCGCTCTACATAAAGTTTTACTTTAGTTGGTGTAACAAATTGATATGATGCCATATGTCTCACCTCCTTTCAAAGAGAATGTATGTTCTATTTAAAGGCTGAGGAGAGCCATAAAAATGACTCTTCTGCCTCTTAAAATGCGATTACTGACTTCTCCAACTTACCGATGATTTTAACGTCACCACTTTTTATAATCTGCGGTGGGTAATTTGTATTTTCAGATTGGAGAATTAGGCTTCCGTCACGTTTGAAAACCCTCTTTAATTTAGCTTCTCCGTCTACGTATACAGCAGCTATTTCGCCATCTTCCACATCTTCTTGCTGACGGATGAGGAGGAGGTCTCCGTCATTGATGCGAGCGCCGGTCATGCTGTTTCCTTTTGCACGTAGATAGAAATAGGTTCCACCATTTAACCAAGACTTAGGAGCTGGCTCATATCCTTCTACATCCTCTATCGCAATGATGCCATTACCGCAAGAGATACGTCCCACAATAGGTAAATTGACAAGAGGTGATTCCTCCTCATATGGAGTTTGTTCCTCATGAACGATATTGTCTTTTACAAAATAATCATCTGGAACATTAAAAAAGTCGGTGAGCATTCTAACATTATCAAGAGTAACGTCCGCTTTATTGTTTTCGTACCTAGAAAGCATCGATTTACTAATGTTAGTTTCATACTTTTCTTTAAGTTGGTCTACCATACCGTCAAGGCTTAACTTTCTGCCCATTCTTAAAGATTTTAGCTTATCACCAAATGTTTCCAATGTTTTAGCTCTCCCTATACCTGATTAATTTAATTCTTTAAGTATTCCCTCTATGGGAATATAATATCAGAAACGTTCCTTAAATGCAACACTCGGGGAATGAAATAATTCCTTTTTAGGAACTTTTTTTGTTGACACAAAACTGGGATTGGTTTATTCTAAAAATGTTCCTTATGAGGAACGGACGGAGGTGAGAGAGATGCATGATGGGAGAAAAAGGCAACCTTACTTGAAAGTTAAAGCTTTTCTAGTTGAGAAAGAGATCAAGCATAACGATCTTGCTTCAATCCTTGATGTTAAACGAAATACGGTAAGCAAAAAGCTAAACGGATTCGGTGCAGACTTCACTCTTAGTGAGGTCAAGCGGCTAAATGAAAAGTTTGGTATTCCGATTGCTTATTTTTTTGATCTTGATGTTCCTATTAAGGAACGAAAGAAGGTATGTTAATAGAAGAAAGGAGGATTGAAGATGCGTAAAATTCGCGGAGCTGATGCCCTAGTCGAGTATCTAGAGTCGATTAAATGCCCAATGTCGCGTTGGCTAATTTTTAAGCTAATGAAGACAAAGGATATTCCGTTCAGCCGTCCTGCTCCTCACGTCCTTATCTTCGACCTTGACGAGATCGACGCCTGGCTGGGAACAAGCTGTGAGGGCATCGTCAAATGAATCGTAATCTATCACTCTATTACTACTTCGCCGATCTTGAGACACGGATGATCACGCAAGGTTGTTCAGGAGCATGGGCACGTAGCCAGAAGATGCACTATTACACGGCTTTGAAGGAGGTGAGATAAATGCCAAAGGCAGTTGAACTAAATATTAAAGGCATCAAGTGTGATCATTGTGATTACAAAGAACTAAATGTGAAATTTGAGGATTACGACAAATGGCTAAACAAACCGTGCCCAACGTGTGGAGAAAACCTCTTAACGGAAGCCGACTTGAATAGTTTGAAAGTGATGATCCAGTTGGCCAATGTAGCAAATGAAATGTTTCCAGGTGGCTTTGATGGTGATAACAGCAAAGCATCTAAATTTGAAAAGAAAATAAAGGGCGTCGTTGAAATGAACGGAACCGGACGAATGAACATCAAAATCAAAGAGGAGGATTGACCCATGAGAGCAATCGCAGCAGCTGAACAAGCAGCAGTAATCGTCAATACCATGAATCGTCACAATCAGCAGCCGAAACCGTTCGTATGGTTCTGTTCGCCGCTACTGAAGGGTAAGGACATGGTCAAGTTTGTACGTGTTGCAAAAGAGAACTTGAAGGGAGGCGAAACAAAATGACGGAACCGTTAAGATTACCTGTTCGGGTATCAGATGTAGCGCTTTTAGCACTTAGCAACGTTGGAAAAGACAAACCTTCTAAGCTATGGAATTTTCTCGGAGCGACCAGTGAAAGACAAACTGACGCAATCGGCAGGGAAGGACTTAAAGAATTAATCGACGCAATTTACGATGGTCGCCTAGTATTGAACCCCGAAACAGATGAAGAGTTTATCAAGCGTCTGAAAGGAAAGTCAGCTATATGGCCAAATGATGCAGGGCGATTAATAAAGTTGGCTGAGAAAGCCCTGAAGGGAGGTGACTAACATGCTATCTGCAGTATCAACTGCAATCAAACAAGACTTCGGTCAAATCCTATGCCGTGCTGAACGTAAGCACTTGACGGACAAGCGTTATTACAATGGCGCGTACGTCACGAATAAAGAACGTAAGGAAAATGTTGAAAAGGCGAGAAAGGAGCGTGAGAAGAAGTGAGTGAATTCCACTGCTACGTGTCAAAAGAAGGATCGGACTATGACAAAGCTGTCCGCAAGGAATGGCAACAACAAGATGATTGGGAAAAGGTCATCACTGCAATGGCTGTCCACATGGGCGAAAAGATCAAATCAATCTACACAATAACAGAACTTGGTTTTCCAGCTGATGAGTTAGATAAATTCAAGCCGGATAACAAGAAACTTTTTAAACAAGACGGTTTAATCAAGAAAACAAGCAAAGAAGCTAAACAATTAATAAAATTTTATGAATCCATTCTTGAAAAATTCAATCTAAAAAACTATCAATCGTTATCTAGATTGCGTTTTTCATATGGAATGTTCAAGTCGTCACCGAAACAGGAGTCTCAATCCTACCGAGACTTTGATGGGCGTATTTACATGCGCTGCAACTTTATTCCGAGTGGTGCTAAACATTCACTTACTGAAATGAGCGAACTGGAATACGCGGAAACGTATACGAACCTGCTCAAAGAGCAAGAACGCAGAAAAAATGAAAAAGCCGCTTCTGCAAAAGCGACTAAGTAAAACATACCTGTGCTTAGTATAGCACGAAAGGACTGATTCATAAATGCCTATCACAATTAACAAGCTTGAAATCGAAAACGTCAAGCGTGTCAAAGCCGTTAAGGTTGAACCGGCACCAAGCGGTTTAACTGTTGTCGGCGGTAAAAATAAGCAAGGAAAGACAAGCATTCTTGATGCCATCGCATGGGGATTAGGCGGAAACAAATACCGTCCTTCCGAAGCACATCGTGATGGATCAGTTACCGATCCATACCTGCATATTGTCCTCTCCAATGGATTAATTGTCGAACGAAAAGGAAAGAACAGCGACTTGAAGGTTATTGACCCAAACGGTCAGAAAGCCGGACAGCAGCTTCTTGACAGCTTCGTGGAAGAACTGGCAATTAATCTACCAAAATTCATAAATTCCACAAGTAAGGAAAAAGCCAATATTCTGCTGCAGATCATCGGCGTGGGCAACAAGCTACATGAACTCGAACAGCAGGAAAACGAAGTATACAACCGGCGTCGTGCCATTGGTCAGATTTCCGACCAGAAAGCCAAGTTCGCTAAGGAGCAGCCATACTTTCCTGACGCTCCTAAAGAGCCTGTGTCGGCTTCAGAGCTCATTCAACAGCAACAAGCCATTCTCGCCAAGAACGGTGATAATCAGCGAAAACGTGAGCGTGTCAAACAAATCCAGTGTGAGTTTGAATCACAAGGACGCGAAGTTAACCGGCTAACGGCTTTGCTAAACGCGGCTCAAAAGAAGTACACGCAACTACAGGAAGATTTAAGTATTGCACAAACTGATGCTCTTGACCTGGTCGACCAATCAACGGATGAACTCGAAGCCAATATCCAACAGATCGATGAGATCAACCGCAAGGTACGTGCCAATCTCGACAAGGATAAAGCCGAAGATGATGCACGCGAGTACGGAGCACAGTATCAGAAACTGTCTGTAGAAATCGACCGCGTACGCCAACAAAAATCAGACCTACTGACAAATGCCAACCTGCCATTACCTGGACTGTCTGTCGAAGATGGCGAGTTGATTTATGAAGGGCAAAAATGGGACAACATGAGCGGCTCTGACCAGCTGAAAGTATCCACGGCAATCGTTCGTAAGCTTAAGCCAGACTGTGGCTTTATCTTGCTGGACAAGCTCGAGCAGATGGATATGGACACGCTCAACGAATTTGGCGAATGGCTGAAACAAGAAGGACTGCAAGCCATTGCGACACGCGTTAGCACCGGAGAAGAATGCTCGATCATCATCGAAGATGGCTATGTTGTTGGCGACGAAAAGCCGGCAGAACAGCCTAAAGCACAAACTAAAACATGGAAGCCAGGTGAATTTTAAAAATGGAAATATCACGTGGAAAAGTAGCTAAAGCGCAAAAGTGCATTTTGTATGGTATGGAGGGAATCGGTAAGTCGTCACTAGCTGCAAAATTTCCCGATCCTCTATTTATCGACACGGAAGGAAGCACCGCCAATATGGATGTTGCACGGACTCCTAAAGTGTCAAGTTGGACGATGCTGAATCAAACTGTTGATGAGGTCAAAAGGGACAAATTGTGCAAGACGCTTACGATTGACACCGTTGACTGGGCAGAACGAATGGCAATTGAAAAAATATGCTCGGATGCTCAAAAAACATCAATTGAAGATTTTGGTTATGGTAGTGGCTACATCAAGCTCGAAGAAGAATTGGGACGTTTCCTTAATAAACTGCAGGACGTTGTTGACAGCGGCATTAACGTTGTTCTGACTGCTCACGCTCAGATCCGTAAGTTTGAACAGCCGGATGAAATGGGTGCCTATGACCGGTACGAGTTAAAACTAGGAAAGAAAACATCCGCCCGTACATCAGCGCTTGTCAAGGAATGGGCAGACATGGTGCTGTTCATCAACTACAAAACGTTAAGCGTGGCGTCTGCAGTAGACAGCAAAGGAAATGCAACAAAGCACAAGGCACAGGGCGGGAAGCGCACAGTCTATGCCACGCATAGCCCGGCATGGGACGCGAAGAATCGCCATGGCTTGCCTGACGAGTTTCCACTTGAAGGCGCTTATGAAAAATACCTAGCACCAATCTTTAATAAGACGCCTGTCGCTGTCGCACAGACTCGACAGCAACCTACACCGGCACCGGTAGTGAAATCGCCGAAACAAGCTGAACCGGAAACCAAACAAGCAACGATGGACGACTATGATTCAAGCAAATTAAACGCAGCCATCCCGCAGGCGCTTCGTGATCTCATGATCACTAACCAGGTTTCAGAAGAAGAGATCCAAATTGTTGTCGCACAAAAAGGCTACTACCCACAAGACACGCCTATTACCAACTATGATCCTGGCTTTGTTAACGGCGTACTCGTTGGAGCATGGGAGCAGGTATTTGGCATGATCAAATCATTCAGAAAGACAATACCATTTAATTAATCAGGAGTGATGAAGCATGGCAGAACGTGAACTAGGCTGGGATGATGAAATTGAAAAAGACGGTGGGGAATTTATCGTCTTGCCAGCAGGAGAATACGACTTCACAGTCACAAAATTTGAACGTGGACGGTTTGCAGGAAGTGCCAAGCTTCCGGCATGCAATCAAGCGAAGTTAACTTTAACCATACATTCACCTGAATACGGAGATGTTGATGTTTTTGACAATCTGTATCTGCATACGAAAACAGAAGGACTACTGTCCAACTTCTTCGCCGGCATTGGCCAGAAGAGGAAGGGTGAAAAGTTACGGATGAATTGGTCAACGGTCGTCGGTTCAACCGGACGTGTGAAACTAGTAGTCCATGAATGGACAGGCAATGACGGTCAGCCTAAGAAAAATAACGAAGTCAAAGCGTTCATTCCTGCTGATGAAGCAAAACCACAGACGCAGACACAGGGTCAGTATCAAGCACCGTTTCCGACAGGGCATCAACAAGGCGGATTCACACCAGGACAATTTTAACTAAACAGGGAGGCAGTGGTGTCTCCCTAATTTTTATAGATTGAATATTGTGAAAGAAAGGTGATTAATAGATGATTTCATATCTAACCTTTATGAGACATGCGAGCAAAATAACTAAAGCGTCATCGGAATTACGACCAACGCTAAAGGGAGTTTACCATCGATCAGATGGCACACTCATTGCAACAGACAGCCATCAGCTTTATCAAGCTGAAGGACTTTACTTTGGTTCCAAAGATCAAATTATTAATCCGGTATCAGGAGAACTTATCGAAGGTGTTTATCCAGATACGAATCAAGCAATTCCGTCAGAGTCAAAAGCACAATTTAAAATTTCAAAAGTTGGCAAACTATCTAAGCTTACAAAAATACTTTGGGAAGCTGCACGATACCCGGAAGATTCAGAACAAAAACTTGAAGCTAAACAATCTGTGCTACTTAAGATCAATCAACGTGAAGGCAAGGTTTGGCTCGAGCTTCCGGAGAACAAGGCAATGAATGGCAGCGTTCAGATCGGATTATCAGATCAAGAAATTAAATTATCGGTTCGTGCTAACTATCTATTTGATGCACTTGAACTATTTCAAGATTGCGGATTTGATGACTTAACAGCTGAGTACAGTGGTCAAATGAGACCACTCGTGTTTCGCCAAGAAAATTTACTGGCTTTGGTTTTGCCAGTACGCGTGTTTTGAGGTGAATGCAAATGAGTAACGTGATCAAGAAAGAAACAGTTGATGAAGCTATCAAACGTGCTGGTGAAAAATTAGGCTGTGATCCTGCTTATTTTGGCAAAGAAGGCGAACGCGAAGTTAAGAAAGAAATTGAAAAGTTAACAGTAACCGCACCATCCTACTACACACACGGCACGATCGAAACGTGGGATTTCATCCTTGATAAAGGCATGAACTTCCTCGAGGGAAACGTCATCAAGTATGTAACCCGTTGGCGTGAGAAGAACGGTGTCGAGGATTTGAAGAAGGCACGCGTGTATCTGGACAAGCTTATTGAGGAGGCAGGGAAGAAAAATGAGTAATTGGCTCCAAGAAATCAAAGATAAATTTTATAAATATGCTCCTTATCCCGGGGTATACCAGGGCATGGTTGAGCAGTATCCATGGGATGCTAAATTAGCTATGGATGATCTGATTGACAAAGTTGAACGCCTCGAAAAAGAAAATGGCTACCACATGCGTCGTATGAAAATGTACGAAAAACGAGCGGTGCATTTTGCAAATGAGAATGATCGGCTGAGAAAGGAATTGCATCACTTGGAAGATATCGAACTTAATGCGATGGAAGCTCAGTATCGAAAGGATCATGGATTGGACGGTTACCACTCATGATCATTTTCCTCTTATGGACAATTGTTCTTGCCGGTGTACTCGGTGCATGCAGTCGAAATGAAGGACCACAAATGCGTACAGTCTTTGCACTGATCGCCTTAGCTGCCCTAGTCGCTGTATTGACAACGCCATACATTGCGCGGTGATGCAGAGTGAATAAAAACGAAAAAACAATCGAATTAATCCGCCAATATCAAAATGGCGAAGAAGATACACGCAATGAAATTATTAAACTTAATATGCCACTGGTACACTTTTTAGCTAAAAAGCTCAAACCTCACGATATGGAATATGAGGATGCTGTCAGCACGGTTATGATAGCTTTTGCCAAAACGATCGAAAACTTTGAACCCGATCGGAAGATCAAATTTTCTACTTACGCTTATACAAACGTTTTTGGTGCATTTGGCCATTTTTACAAAATGCAGAATGCTAAAAAAAGACAAGGTGTTGTCGTAAGCCTGAATGCACCATTGGGCGATTCAGCTGGTAAGGAATTTACCTTGCTTGATACGTTAGCGGCTCCGGAGCAAGATCATCAGATGAAAAATGAAGCACTTAAAATTGCAAAAACAGTTATTGGTCTATTTAAAGACAGGTATAAGCCAATTATCACTGCGATGCTTAATGGCGATGGGACACAGTGTGAAATCGGCGATAAATACGGAGTCTCTCAAATCCAAGTATCACGTGTTATGGCGAAGTTTTATGCCGCAGTTAGACAAGAAGCAAAGCGTCAGGGCTATTAATAAAATGTGAAAGGATGTTTGGAATGAAAAATACATTAGGCGATCTAAACAACCATTTATTCGCGCAACTTGAACGTTTGAGTGATGAAGAGTTGAGCGGCGAGAAGCTTGAAGAAGAGATGAGAAGAGCAAAATCCATCACCAGTGTGGCTACTCAAATCATCGCAAATGGCGCACTGGTCCTCGAAGCTAAAAAAGTAACGGATAACAGCTTCAGCGCCAATGCAGAGATACCTAAAATGTTGGAGGGGTGACTATGCCACGGTTGCTTACTCCAGAACAGGACCAGTTTCTCAAAAATCATGTCGTAGGAAAGGGAAATGTTGAGCTACTCGAACTGATCAATCGCACATTTGATCTTGATTTAAAGCTATCTCAGCTCCGTGCATATAAGAAAAATCACAAATTAAGCAGCGGACTGAAAGGTCATTTTAAAAAGGGACATGTGCCCGTAAACAAGGGCACGCATAACGGTGGGTGGGAGCCGACTCAGTTTAAAAAGGGGCATCGTCCGCACAACTATGATCCCATCGGCACTGAAAAAGAAAAAGCGGATGGCTATGTTTGGATAAAAATTGCAGACCCACACAAGTGGCGCCAGAAGCATCGGATCATCTGGGAAGAAGCCAACGGGCCTATCCCGAAGGGACACAAAGTCCTTTTTGGAGACGGTGATAACCGAAATTTTGACTTAGACAATCTAATCCTCGTCACGGATCGGCAAATGGCTGTACTTAACAAAAAGGGTCTGCGACAAAATAATGCCGATTTAACGCGATCAAGCCTGATTATTGCAGATATTTACTCCAAGCTGCGGGATCGGAAACGGAAATGAAAGTAGGATGATTCGCTATGAACAAGCATGCGATCCGTATCGAAATTAACAATCTACTGGATCGTGAGTGTAATAGATGCCCTTATGGGTCAGTGAGATCACAAACAGGAAATACGACTTCAAAATTTGTAGACGAATGCCAAACTTGCCCGCACTATAAAAAACTACGTCAGCTTGGCGATACGCTGCTGATCAAGGGGGATAAGAAAATGAAGATGACCGTTAAAGAATATCATCAACTCAAAGCTGAACACAAGACAGATACCAAGATCGCCATAGTCAAAAATGTATCTCAGCAGACTTTATACAACTGGAAGAAAAAGCACGAAAATGAGCTGAAATCGGCTAAAAACGATACAAAAACAGTTAAAAGCGGCACAAAATCGCCCGAGAGTGAAAAAACGGCAAAGCAAGAAGTTCAAGCGAAATTAAGTGCGAAAGTGAAAGAACAGGAGAAAGAAATCAGCAAGATTCAAGGAGACTTGGCGGCAACTGTGCGACAAGTTAATGCGCTTGTCGAAGATAAAAAATCATTAATGAAAAAACTGGAGACGGCTAGTCACCAAAATAGAGACCTGCTCGATCAAACGATCGAAGAACTTAACGCTAAATTGGGTGAAGCAAACGGTAAGGTAAAACTCTATCTCGAACAGCTCAATAATCTTGGTCATGAACAGCAAGATCTGCTCAAATCGATACAGAATCAAGCGGATACAATTGACCATTATCAAAATCGGGTAGCGATACTTGAAGAAAATGCGTTTAAAGCTAAGGAGCTAAACGATAGCCTAAACGCAGCTGCAGCGGATCATGAAGCGCAGATTATTTCTCTGCGTAACGATAAGACCGATCTTGAACATCAGCTAACCTACATTGCTCGTGAGCGTGACCATTTTCAAAGCTTAAGTATTCGTTTCGAAAGCCAACTGCGTGCACTTGAAGCCTATGTCCTGACTATCCTTGAGCCAGCGAAGTGATCCGCTATGGACAAACGTAAACAACTGCGGATCATCAACGATCTGCTCGATCAGTGCGGCGATTGTCCGCTACGGTATGCGGATAACTACGGCAACCCGGACAACGTGCATGGGCATTGCCCGCTGTATCATCAGATACGTGCCGAAGGTGACAGGCTGATCGCTGCTGAAACGGTTGAAAAGAAACCATATAAACCAAGAACCACACTTGAGATGACGATCGCTGAGTATCAGAAGTTGCATCGTCAGGGATTGATTGATGATGAAATTGCCGTTCTGAAAAATGTAAGCTATGCGACACTGGGCAACTGGAAGCGGAAGTACAATATCCACTCTCAAAGATTAAAGAAGCCGGTTAATTTAACAGTTGAGGAATTTAACAAGTTACGTGCTGAAGGAAAGTCAGTGAAGCAGATCCGCAAGGAAGTTGGAGCGACAGAAAGCACGTTTAGGCGTTGGCGTATAGAAAACGGACTGCTTGATGGTCACAGTTCTAAACCAAAATATACGGATGATCAGATTCTTAAATTAATCTTAGACAATCGATCAAACTGGTGGATAAATAAGCACTACGGTGTCTCTCATGACCGTATTAGGCGGATAGCACGAGATCATGGTATTGCGAGGTAGACATCAAATACGAAGGAAGGGTGATAAACAATGAATAAAACAATTGAACCACGCTACGATTCTGCTGGAAAATTAATTAAATTGTTTGATGTTCTTCGGGATGATGAAACAGGAGAAATGGCTTTAGTTATTGCTGCTAAAAATAAGTGTGGGGTTCACGGTTTGGCAGTGAGAAATAAGATTATTGGTATAGGTGATTGGTTAGATGTTTATCCAGATGGCGTATGGACAGTTGTTGGTAATGCTGAAACTGGTCATATTTAAATAATTCTCAGTAGACAACAAATATGAAGCAAAAAGGAGAAAAAGAAAATGGCAAATACATTTGTAAATGTGTCACCTGAAGCAGTTAAATCAATTATTGAGGAAATGAATAAACGCTATGAAGATAGAACGGTCGTGTTATCTAAACCTCTTAAATTTCAAACGTTTGCACCAACGACAAAGCGTAAAACCCACAAGATAAAGCTCGAAGTAGAGTTACCTTTAGATGCATTTAAGGATAGTTCGGCTATTACAGATTTTGGAGCCGTTGTATTACTTCACATAAATGATAAATTCATTACGCCTGAATTCTCTAAGTGAACAGTTCGACTCGACTTGGAAATAGTAGCCACGATGGTTAGTAAGCAGACGAAAGACGCAATGTGAAAGGAGAAACACTATGAAATTACGACCTTATCAACAAGAATCACGTGAAGCGATTCAAAAGGAATGGAATAATGGCGTAAAACGAACACTTCTTGTCCTCCCCACAGGATGTGGCAAGACGATCGTATTCAGCATGGTCATTAACGACCGTGTCAAGCTAGGTGAGCGTGTACTTGTTCTGGCGCACCGAGGTGAGTTACTTGATCAGGCAGCGGACAAGCTTGCCAAGTCTACCGGATTGAAATGTGCAACAGAGAAAGCGGAACAAACATCGATCGGAAGCTGGTTCCGTGTCGTCGTGGGAAGCGTACAGACGATGATGCGTGAGAAACGGTTAAGCCAGTTTGATCACGACTTCTTCGACACGATTATCATCGACGAAGCCCATCACTGTATTTCTGACAGCTATCAGCGTGTCTTACAACACTTTGACCAGGCCCATGTATTGGGCGTGACAGCAACGCCAGACCGTGGCGATATGAAGAATCTGGGCGCGTATTTTGAAAGCTTAGCATATGAATATTCGCTGCCACAGGCGATTAAAGAAGGATATTTAACGCCAATTAAGGCGCTGACGATTCCATTAAAACTGGACTTGTCATCCGTAGGACAGCAGAACGGTGACTTTAAAACAAGTGACTTAGGAACGGCACTAGATCCGTACCTTGAACAGATTGCGGCTGAAATGTGGAAAGTGGCAAAAGATCGCAAGATCGTCGTATTCCTGCCGCTTGTCAAGACGAGTCAAAAGTTTACTGAGTTGCTTAATGAAGTTGGCTTTAAGGCTGCCGAAGTGAACGGTGAGTCACAAGACCGAGCAGAAGTTTTGCAAGACTTTGACCAGGGGCGATACAACGTCTTATGCAACTCGATGCTGCTTACAGAGGGATGGGATTGCCCTAGCGTCGATTGCGTAGTTGTCTTAAGACCAACAAAGGTACGCGGTTTATATAGCCAGATGGTCGGGCGTGGTACCCGACTTTATCCTGGTAAAAAAGAATTATTTCTGCTTGATTTTCTATGGATGACGGAACGACACGACCTCTGCCATCCTGCACACCTTATTGCATCGAATGATGAAATTGCTCAGGCGATGACGAAGCAGATTGAAGAAGCAGGCGCACCGGTTGATCTTGAAGAAGCAGAAAAGACAGCTGCAGAAGATGTCATCGCTCAGCGTGAGGAAGCACTAGCCAAACAACTAGCTGAAATGAAACGCCGTAAGCGCAAGCTGGTCGATCCGCTGCAGTTTGAAATGAGTATCCAAGGTGAGGACTTATCAAGCTATGTCCCAAGTTTCGGATGGGAAATGGAACCGCCAAGCAAGCAGCAAGTCAATAAGTTGGAAAAGCTAGGCATACTGCCAGACGAAATTGACAACGCCGGTAAAGCAACTAAGCTGCTGGATCGTCTCGACAAGCGCCGTACGGAAGGCTTAACCACGCCAAAGCAGATCCGTTTTCTCGAAGGACGCGGCTTTCAGCATGTCGGTACATGGCCGTTTGAAGGTGCACGTAAGCTGATTGACCGCATTGCCGCTAGCGGTTGGCATACACCGGCAGACATCAATCCGAAAGAATACAAGCCGAAAGCTGAAGCAAGCGAACCGATGGGATGACAGTGAGCAGTAGACAGCTAAAAAGGAGTGAAAATTTTGAGCGACTCAGTTGTTGTTAAATATAAAACACGGAGAGAATATTGTCCTTGCTGTAATCAGAAATTACTAACACCAAAAACAAGCGAGATTAAAGAATTTGAGTTTACTAAAGAATCTATAAATAATTGGGTAAATTGGAAAGCAATTATTGCAAATGATGATGATTTTGATTCTGTTGTCAATGATTTTATTTATGAAACAATCGATTTCTTTGCAACAACCGAAGATAAGTTTTTCATAGATAAGAGCGAGGTTGAAAAAATTAAAAAGTTCATTCTCAACGATCTAAGTACGACACTGTAGTAAGAAAGGACAAGCCTATGGAACCGAAAAATAAAGTCGACATCATCAAGCTGCTGGAATACATCGACCCGTCGACGCTCGACTACCAGGAATGGGTTGACGTTGGTATGGCGCTCAAGTCGGAAGGATACACAGCATCTGACTGGGACAACTGGTCAAAGTCTGACTCACGCTATCATCCAGGCGAATGCTTCAAGAAGTGGGCAACGTTCGAAGGTAACGGCATCACTGGTGCAACGATTACTCAGATGGCCAAGGATAACGGGTGGGAACCACATCGCCATACAGAGGATCGTGCACTTGGTTGGGATGATGAAATCAACAGTGATGATGATTATCTCGTCGTCGATAAAAACTGGATTGAGGGACAGGAAATTCAAGAGCCAGTCAATTGGAATCCGGTACGTGAAATTACTCGATACTTAGAAACATTGTTCGAGTCGACTGAGAATGTAGGCTATGTAACGGAAGTATGGCATGACGACGAGAAAGATAAATACATGCCTACTAAAGGCAGCTACGACCGGACAGCCGGAGAATTGATCCAGGCTCTCAACCAGTGTAATGGTGACATCGGTGCTGTACTTGGTGACTACAACTCAGAAGCAGGCGCATGGATTCGATTCAATCCGCTCGATGGTAATGGCGTGAAAAACGACAACGTAACGGACTTCCGCTATGCGTTAGTCGAATCCGACACGATGGACTTGGAGAAGCAGAACGCCATCATGCGCGAACTCGAGTTACCGATTGCTTGCCTTGTATATAGTGGTGGCAAAAGCATTCATGCAATCATCAAAGTTGATGCTCCAGACTATGACGAATATCGAAAGCGCGTGGATTACCTATACAACGTCTGCAAGAAGAACGGTATCAATATTGATAAGCAAAATCGGAACCCGTCTCGGCTATCCAGGATGCCAGGCGTCGATCGAAACGGCAAGAAGCAATTTATTATCGACACGAACATTGGCAAAAACACATGGGAAGAATGGCATGAATGGATAGAAGGCGTCAACGATGATCTTCCGGATCCGGAAGGGTTATCCGACTACTGGGATCATATGCCGGAGCTTGCACCTGCGTTGATTGAAGGTGTGCTTCGTCAAGGTCATAAAATGCTGATGGCTGGTCCATCGAAAGCCGGTAAGTCATTTGCTCTGATCGAGCTCTCCATTGCCATTGCTGAAGGTACGAAATGGCTTGGATGGAAATGCGCACAGGGGAAAGTCTTGTACGTCAACCTGGAACTAGACCGTGCCAGCTGTTTGCACCGATTTAAAGACGTGTACATGCAGCTTGGCTTAGAGCCGGACCATCTTGACAACGTCGACATTTGGAACCTACGTGGTAAATCGGTACCGATGGATAAGCTTGCTCCTAAGCTAATTCGACGTGCCATCAAGAAAAATTACATTGCGGTTATTATCGACCCAATTTACAAAGTGTTGACTGGTGACGAAAACAGTGCCGATCAGATGGCTCACTTTACGAACCAATTCGACAAGATAGCGACTGAATTAGGATGCTCAGTTATCTACTGCCATCACCACAGCAAGGGGACGCAAGGAAATAAGCGGTCTATGGATCGTGCTAGTGGATCAGGAGTATTCGCCCGTGACCCGGACGCGCTACTTGACTTGGTGGAACTCGACCTAAATGACAATTTAAAGAAGCAACAAGAGGATCGTGCTGTATGCAAAGTCTATGAATCTTTCTTTAAGAAGTTCGATCCTGATTATTTGGAAGAGCACGTCTCACAAGACGATCTGCTCAGTGTCGCGCAGATGAAGAAACATGCTGATACCGGTTTAAAACAGCATATGGCAGAGGTTAAGTTTGCGATCAAGGAAGCTATTCAGAAGGTTAAGATACGTACAGCATGGCGCGTGGAAGGGACGCTGCGTGAGTTTCCTAAGTTTGATCCAGTCAATATATGGTTCGGATATCCAGTCCATCAACTGGACAATGTGGGCGTGCTCAAAGACATTCAGCCTGAATCTGAACAGCCAGCGTGGCAGCGAGCAGCAAGTAAACGAAAGCCGAAAGATCAGAAGCAGAAGGAACGTAATGAAGCACTAGAAGTCGCTTTTTCTGCACTAGACGACGGTACTAACCCGGTAACAATTAAAAGCATTGCTGAGTACATGGGCATATCTGACCGCTCTGTTTGGCGTCGAATTAATGATCATGGTGGATTCAAAACTGAAAAAGGCGAAGACAAGCAGAGTATTGTCACAAAAAACGAAGTGTGACAAAAACGTGTTTTGTCATGTCACAGTTGTTTGTCACAGTATGACAAAAACGTAATTTGTCACGTGTCATAGAACAAAATTAAGTGTGACAAAAACATAAATAACGTATTTGTCGTCACATGACAATAATGTATGACAAAAACATAATTTTACGTATTTGTCACATGACGACAAAAACACTATATAAATATACATTTATTTGTCGTCACACTTGCGTGTGTCTGTCCGTTGTGTAGTCGTGCGTGAGCGAGCACGACGACATACAACAGACGATACAGACACTAAGGCGAAACTAAAAATAAAAGGATTGACAAAATATGGTAACTGAATTTTTTATGCCAATGCATCCGCCGACTACAACACACCAGCATAAACAAGTTCATGTTGTAAAGGGTAAGCCAGTATTTTATGAACCAGATGACTTGCACGCCGCTCGGTCGAAGTTAAAAGCCTATCTTGGACAACATGTTCCGGAGAAAAAATATACAAAGGCAATTCGGCTGACGAGCTGGTGGTGCTTTGAAAAGACAGGCGATCATCAAGACGGAACCTATAAGACAACGAAACCCGATACCGATAACCTGGTGAAATTGCTTAAGGATTGCATGACATCGCTAGGCTATTGGACAGATGACGCGTTAGTAGCAAGCGAAGTGATTGAAAAGTATTGGGCAGACATGCCAGGCATTTACATCAAAATCGAAGAGGTGTAAGCCTATGGATTACCAAAAGTTTTTTGCTGAGGTTGCTGCTTGGGTACTTGAAGTAAATAAGCAAGCTGTAAAGTATGGCATGGATAGCGATCCGTTTTGGAAATGGATCGTGCAGTCATCGACAGATATTTGTGAGCAATATGGCAATAACAAACTCGTAATCAATCAGATGGTGATGCTTGTTGACTGGGTACAAGACATATACAGCGAGATGCAAAGCAAGAAGGAGGCAGCAGGATGACCATTAGCAGGATGCCATGGGTTGGCAAACTTATAGACGAATACAGCACGACGATACGTGAACTACGAGACTATCATGGTAAGGTGGATGAAGAAGATAAGGTTGAACGTGAAGCTGTGAATCGGCTAATCTCGAATCTATCGTATAGCCTAACTTGGATGCGGACAGGTAAGGAGCCAGGTAATAAAAAAGATTTCGGGTCTCTATCGTCTTATCAGATGACAACGTTTGAGCCGGATATGGATTTGTATCCGTGCTTGGAAATATTACCAGAGTCTAAGCCAGTAAGTGACGAGGACAAGCAGCGGATTGTTGATGCATTGATGCAGTTAAGTATACGAGAACGGCAAGTGTTTATCCTGGCTGAAGGTTATGGGTTGAGTCAAAGGCAGATTGCGGCTGAGTTAAATCTATCAAGACGACGAGTCCAAGATTGTATTAAATCGGCAAAAGAAAAATTCAAAAATGCGTCCACTTTACGTCCATCTGCCAACTATAAGTGAGAGGGTATTTTTAGAGAACTGGATGCGTCCGGTTCTCTTTTACTTTATTGGAGGTTGTGCAGAGATGGCAGATCAGAGCAGACCTAAGCTTAATTGGAAATGTATGCGGTGTGGTCATGTAATCCATATCTCAAGGCAGAAAGCTAGATTCTTTGACGGAGCAACATGTGAAGAATGTGGAGGTCCAATAAGTCCTATCAACCCACCGAAGACACCAGTTACTGAAAAGAGCAAACCAATTAGCGAGCTAACTGTCAAAGTTAATATCGATTGTAGCGATGCACTCAAGGGATTGAAGGCAGTGCAGCGTGAGATAAGAAAAACGGTAGTGAGTTTCAAGGATCTGCAAAGCACGATGGCTGACGTAGCAAAGCAAGGCGGCATTCACACGGGCATTACTTCACAAGAGATTGCTGACTCATTGAAGGTGATGAGCCATGGCTAAGCCATTGCTTGAGATACGTGTTGATGATCTTGATTCTGTTCCTGTTGTTTATTACAAAGGCAAACAATTACCTAACGCATTGATCCATATTGGTTATGACTGGCGGACACGTGATGAAACTGGATTAGGTAAACATGTCGTTAGTCTTGAGTATGTTAAGGATCATGACGATGGTGTATCAGAAATAAGGACGATCAAAAGGGAGCGATTGGGATAATGATACGATACTGGAAGATCTATCAATCGAATCGTAAGCGTGCTTCTGTGATTCAATCACTGATCAACACGTATCGTTGCTATCGGACCCTAAGACGTGATCATGATGCCTAGACAACGTGATGCGATCGACGCACTCTACCACACGACGCGATGGCAGAAGTGCAGACGTGTTGTACTGATCCGTGATGACTATCTGTGTCAGGAGTGTAAGCGACGTGGACTGATCACACCTGCAACATTGGTACACCATAAAGAAGAGGCACGGATTAATCTTGCCAAGTTCTTTGACCTGGATAATCTTGAGTCATCATGTGACGCATGCCACAACCGTGATCATCCTGAGCGTTCAGGTGGAAAACCTATGATCAAACCAAAGAAAGATGTTTATAAGTTTTATTCAAACAACGAAACAAGTTAATAGATTAATGCATTAAAGATATTAATTGTTATTTATTTACAATTAATATCTTTATTTGTTTAATCGTTTTTAGTTCACATAGTTGTAACAACCACGAATCGTTCACACGTTAGGTACTGATCCTGACTGGCGAGCGGTTCGTTTTTAATTAAAAAAAAATTATTGGATATCCCCCCGGGGTCTCCAAATGTGATAGGCGTCCCTAATTTTTAACGGTGCGGACCTGCCTTCACAATAAATTCGCTGATCAACATTTCTGAACCGGTCAAATTTTTTAATTGAGGAGGTGGTAGGCATGCCAACACCGGCAAAATCAGCAAGATTGCAGCTCGTTCAGGGAAATCCGAACCGTAGAACCAAAGAACAACTTAATAAGCGCGTCGAGAACGAGAAGAAGCTGCAGATGCAGGCACGGCCAGATAATATTAAACCGCCGTCCTGGCTGCCTACCGCTGGTAAGAAAGAGTTTAAGCGGCTGGCTCAGCTTCTGCTTGAAGTCGAATTGATAAACGAAGCCGATATTGACCATCTGGCGGCGTTTTGTGATGCTTACGCTCAGTACGTCCAGTATACGAAAGAAATCAAGGATACTGGCTTGTGGGTTGAAACACCGCAGGGTATGAAACCTAATCCGATGATCATGCGAAAGAAGGACGCCGCAGCACAGATGCGGACGTTTGGTTCTGATCTCGGTTTATCTCCATCCGCTCGGGCACGGCTCGCCATAAAGTTAAACGGCGATGACAAAGGTAATGATGACGATGACTTCTAAGCCACTTCTTGACATGAATTACACGGAATTGACTCAGTGGTGGGCTAATTACCGGGAAGAACAGGCGTCCTGGGGGGCGTTTCTGAAAGAACCATACCCCGAACTACTCACGACCTGGTATGCGGAGCGGCTCGTAGATGGATCAATTCCGGCATCTAAAGAGAACATTGCAGCGGCAAAACGACATCTTCGAGACTTGGAACGGCAGGGAACAGATGCGTTTCCGTGGGTTTTTGACGAGGAAAAGGCGCACCGAGCGATCCGATTTATCGAAAAAAAATGTAAACCGAGTAAAGGTGACTTTGATCAGCTGGTCTTACAGCCCTGGCAGCACTTTGTGATTGGTTCATTGTTCGGTTGGGTGCATAAAGATACCGGCGTCCGGCGTTTTCGTGAGGGCCTGGTGTTCGTCGCTCGTAAAAACGGGAAGACGACGCTGATTTCAGGCGTGTCGAACTACATGGTCGGGTTTGATGATGAAAATGGTGCTCGTGTCTATGTTCTTGCCAATGCAGAACAGCAGGCGCACGAACTCTTCGATGAAGCCAAGGCAATGGTGGAGAAATCACCGTATTTGCTCAAAAAATTTAAGCCGCAGCGGTCGGTTATCCGTTATGATGAAACCTTTTCTCGCATTGAAGCCCGTGCATCCGACAGTAAACGGCTTGATGGGTTGAACACACACCTTGGGATCTTTGATGAAATTCATGAATTTAAGGATTTCAAGCTGATCAACGTCATCAAAAAGAGCCGTGGCGCCCGTAAACAGCCGCTGATCATCTACATTACAACAGCCGGTTACGTGCTGGATGGCCCATTGATGGACTTTTATGAGTCTGGGAAGAACGTGGTCAACGGCATCGAGGTTGATGATCGGACATTTTACTTCTTGGCTAAACTGGATAGTCCCGAGGAAGCTGACCATCCAGAGTTATGGATCAAGGCGAACCCGAACATCTGCCTGATGGACTTTGTCAATCTAGTCAACGACTGGAAAAAGGACAAGAAAAGCCTTCAGCAGCGCGCTGACTGGATGACGAAGCAGTTCAACATCTTCTCAGATGTTGACGAGATGTCGTTTGTCGATGTCGCGACAATCAACAAGAATAACAAAACGCTAGATATCGAAACACTGAAGGGGCGTGAGTGCATTGGCGGATATGATCTTTCTGAAACAGAGGATTTTACGTCGGCTTGCTTGGAATTCCCACTTGAAACGGGAGAGGTTTTTATCCTGTCGCACTCGTGGATACCCTTAGCCAGATATGAGCGCGACGGGCATCAGGAACGGCTGAAAGAGTGGGAAGCGAAGGGCTATTTGACGATCATTCCGGGCGAATATGTCAATTATGAGTACGTATACGACTGGTTCGTAGCTCAATCAAAGCTCTATCGTATTCGCCAGATCGCCTATGACAAGGCAAAGGCACTTTTCCTTAATGGAGCGCTTGAAAAATACGGATTTGAAACAGAGATTGTTCGTCAGGGTTTCACCACTCTGGGCGGTCCGCTTCAGAGTTTCAAAGAATTTTTGCTTGATGGCAAGGTTATTTTTAATAATAATCGTATGTTTCGCTGGTATTTGAACAACGTCAAGCTGGTCACAGACCGCAATAACAACTGGCTACCAACGAAACAGAATAAAAACCGGAAGATTGACGGTTTCGCGGCGGCGCTTAACGCACATACGTTGACGATTCCGCTACTTGTTCAGCCACAGGGACCGTCAAAGGTGACTTATGTATCAGTTGCTGATCTGATCAAGCGTGTAAGGGGGTGAGGATAACGAGTTTATGGGCACGGTTTAAAACCGGTGTGAAACGATTTGTCGATGCGATCCGGGTCGGCGTTGGCTCAAATATACATTTTGTCAATTTGCTGGGCGATCAGCATTACCGGTCGGCCGCGGAGATGCACGAATCCATTTTCAGCGCCGTTAATCGCATGTCAAACATGATCGCGAGCCTTCCCTTCACACTTTACGATCAAAATTATCAGGAGCCGGCAGACTGTAGCGGATATAACCTGATCAAGTACGGATTCCGGTATTTCACTCCGTTTAGCTTTTTTAAAGACGTGGACGTGCTTCGGCACTTGACCGGAAACGGTCGCTATCAGATTTTTCGTGATTATAATGGCCAGATCGTTGATTTCGGTTTGATCCGTCCAGGATGTAGTGAGCCATTGATTGATCTAGACTCTGGCGAGTTATATTATGCCGTGACTGCAGTCGATAATAGACTGCTTCAGCAGACGATGTACGTGCATTGTAGCGAGATACTAGACTTTGGTTACACACGATTTGGGCAAACCAAAAGTATCAACCCCATGAAAGTTCTCAGTGGATCGCTGGATTATGACCAGCAGATTCGGAGAATATCACTTAGTCAGTTGTTTGGTACGAATGAAGGGATTATCGTCCACTTTGATGGGAATATGCAGAAGTCGGAGAAAGAAGCGGTCATTGATTCCGTCGCAAACTTTTACAAGGACAATGGCGGTTTGCTTGTCGAGGAAAACGGATCTGAAATCAAGCGATTCGAACGCACCCTGGTTGATACAAATTTGATTGAGGTCGACAAAGTGACGCGATCCCGTGTAGCGATGGTTTTTAACCTTCCTGAACACTTCTTAGGAGATACCGGATCCAGTTTTGCGACGCTTGAACAGATGAACCTCGAATACGTTACTGGAAACCTAGTTCCGACGCTTACGCAGTATGAGCAGGAACTCGACAGGAAGCTCTTGACGCAATCTCAGCGCCAGAAGGGCTATCATTTTAAGTTTGATACACGGGGTCTTCTGAGAGCCGATACGGCTACGCGCGGTGAGTTCTACCAAATTGGCATACGAAACATGCTGTTCCGTCCGAATGAGATCCGAATTTGGGAAGGTCTTCCGCCGGATCCAGATCCGAATGCAAACAAGCTGTATGTCAGCGGCGATCTTTACCCGATTGATACACCGATTGCTGAACGCAATGCCAAGAAAGGAGGTGGATCAGAAAGTGACCCAGCAAAAATTTAAGTTTTACCGAATGGAAGCATCGACCGATGGTCAATCGGCTGATGTTTTTTTGTTTGGCGAAATTGTCCCAGCAGGTTGGGAATGGGATGACACTGATCAATCGGCAGCATCGTTTAAAAAAAATCTTGATGCTATGGGTGATGTTTCAACCATTAATCTACACATCAATAGCCCAGGAGGATCCGTTTTTGAAGGCGTCGCAATTGGAAACATGCTTAAACAGCATAAAGCGCAAGTCCATTGTTTTGTTGATGGACTTGCGGCAAGTATTGCTAGTGTCATTGCCATGAGCGGTGACACTATTTCTATGCCGAAAAACGCGATGCTAATGATTCATAATCCCCTAACAGGTTTATGGGGTAATGCAGCAGATTTGAGAAAAGCAGCAGACGATCTAGACCATATCAACGAGAGCATGAAGCAATCCTATCTAGGTAAAGCAGGAGACAAGCTTGATCTTGAAACACTGAGCACTCTGATGGATTCCGAGACTTGGTTGAGCGCAGACGAAGCTGTCTCCTACGGTCTCGCTGATGAGGTTCTTGAACCCAATCAGGCGGCAGCCTGTGTCTCTGAAAAGTTGTTTGCCAAATACAAACACGTGCCGGCAGCACTTGCCGGCGGAGGTGATCCAGTGAATCGACCTGGGCCAACACCCCAGGAACCTAGTCAACCATCGCTACTGTTACAGAAATTAAAAATTATACGAGGTGAATGAAATGGCAATGACCGTTGAAGATCTGAAAGATGCCTGGATTGAAGCTGGCCAGAAATATGCTGAAGCTCAGGCAAAAGTACAGCAGTCGGCGATCGACGATTCTGTTACTGTTGTACAGTTGAAGGACTATAAAGACAAGATGGAAGCCGCAAAGGCCAAACGTGACACACTTAAGGATCAGCTGGATGAAGCAAAAGCAGCTGGTGCGCAGCGTGCAGAACAGAATAAACATGTTCAGGTGAACGAACCTACCGTTCATGACCGATTCGTGACTAATCTGAAACAGCTAATTCGTGGTCAGGAAATGCAGTATAAGGACTTAGTTATTTCAGATCCTGATGGTAACGATGAAGGATTAGGGCTGACGATTCCTCCTGATATTCAGGTTCAGGTTTATAGCCTAATTCGTCAGTACGATGCGCTGCAAGAATATGTGGATGTTCGCCCTGTTACCCTGAAAACAGGATCTATGAACCTTGAAAAATGGAAAGATATTACTGAATTTGTTGACCTTGATGACGAAACAGCAACGATTCCAGCCAACGATGATCCGAACGTACAAAAAATCAGCTGGTCCATCCACCGTCACGCCGGTATTTCCTCGCTGACAAATACGCTTCTGAAAGATTCTCCGGAGAACGTAGTGGCTTACATTACGCAGTGGCTGGCGAAGAAAGAAGTTGTGACTCGGAATAAGAAAATCCTGGCGCTGCTTGCTACACTGCCGGCAGCTCAGCAAAAGACCATTACCACTTTTGACGGGCTCAAAGATATTTTCAACACGATGCTTGATCCAGCCCTGCATGCGACCGCGACTTGGTTTACGAATCAATCTGGATTTAACGTGCTGGACAAGGTAAAGACGGCTACTGGTCAGTACTTGCTTCAGAAAATGGTTTGCTGCAATTCAGAAACTCCGATCATGGAGGGCAAGGTTCTTTCTGAGGCCCCGATGCTACTAGGCCGTCCAGTTAAGGTTATTTCTGACCGTTGGATGCCGAACGGTGGCACTCAGGCTGCACCTATCTTCCCACTGTATGTTGGGGACATGAAAGAAACCGTCAAGCTGTTTGACCGTGAGCAGTTAAGCTTGATGGCAACGAACATTGGCGGCGGCGCGTTTGAAACGGATCAAACGAAAATCCGTGCGATTGACCGATTCGATACACGACTTTGGGACACCGAAGCGATGATTGCTGCTACGTTTACGGGTATTGCGGATCAAGAAGGTAAGTTTACAACGACTACTGCTCCGTAATGAGGTGGTTTTATGAACACTTATAACATCTACCAGGACGGGGTTAAGATTAAGTCCGGTTTGAAGGATCCAGTTTTCGCCGTTGAAAACGTGCAGCCTGGGTCAACGCATCAGTATCAGGTGTCTGCTCAGAACAATCTCGGTGAGTCGCCATTAAGCGATCCGCTGGCGGTTAATTTTCCACTAACAGATCCGTTGGTAGGTGATGGATTTTGACAGTCACTCTTGATTCGCTTAAAGCGGCTTTGAGTATTGATTACAGCGGTCATGATGCCTTATTAACGACGTTTTTGAATGACGCCATTGATCGAATAAAATCGAGTGTGGGTACCGATGACAATATGGTCGATTTTTGGGATAACAATTCCACTTTTGACACGGCTGTTATCATGCTCGCTGATGCATCTTACAAGAACCGATCAGCGACGACCGAGGCATCAAACCGCCAGCAGGTTGTTGAGTATCCATTAGGCGTCACCAGTATGATTTGGAAGCTAAAAGGATCTTATCTGCTGGAACTGTCCCACAGGCCACCTGCTAGTCCTAAAGGACTCGCTGCAACTGATTTAACTTCAAGGTCTGTACGTCTGGGGTGGTATTAAATGCCAAAAATTGCACGTACAAGCGACCTGACGGAACGGATCAGCTTTTACAAGCCGGTATCAAGCAAAGACGCAAACGGTCATCCGGTAAAGAATGGACAACCCTTTTATTCATGCTGGGCTGCCGTTCGAACACAGTATCTGTCTGAGGTCGTAAAAAACTACGGTACCGAACTTGCTGACAGCTTGCGTATGATCGTCCGCTATCAACGGGAATACGTCATTACAAATGATATGACCATCGAATGGCGTGGCGATACGTACAAGATCATCGCCCTGAATCCGGATAGCATACGGAAAGAATGGGATACGATCCTGGCAAAGAAGGTGTCATGATGGCAAATGAGGTCAAGATCACTTTGAATGGCATCGACCAGAATTTGAAAAAGCTGGCCCTTGCTAATGAAAAAGTTCGTTTTACCGCTGAAAAGGCAGCAGCTTTTTTTGTGGCTGAAGCCCTGCAGCATAACACGCCCTACGAAGGTAAAAATTCGACGCGTAGTTGGCATGCCCAGCGTCAGATGGATAAGAAATATGGAAAAAAGACGACTTTTAAACATCTTCGTGATGACGTCACTATCGGTAAGGATCAGGACGGAACCTATCTTGTTGGATTTGGTCACGATACCTACTGGCGTGCGCATTTTGTTGAGTTAGGTACGGCTAACCAACCTACCAATCCATTTATTGAAAAAACGATGAATGAGACGGCTGAGGGTACGCGCTTAATCATGGAAGCGGTGATCCGAAAGGGGCTGGGGCTATGACGGGATCAGATGAAGTCTATCAGATCTTATCTGCTGATCCCGGTCTTAATGCCTTGATCAGTACCACCAATCTGTACAGTCGTGACACTCCTGACACGCTCGATAAGCAGAATGTTACGCCTTGGGGAATTGTGACTGATCTTCCTGGTGGCAATGATAAGCATGCCAGCAATCAAAGCGTCGCACGACTGGTTAAGGCACAGGTGTCTATTTGGGTACCGCCTAATCAGGACAATGTTGACGTGATTGAGCAGGCCATGGATGATGCACTAGAAAAGCAAGGTTGGTACTCGAATTACAGTTTTGATTTTATGGATACAACTTATGAACTTTTTGAAATCACCCGGAGATATGTGAAGCACTTACGTATCCCCCGGTGATTAATTTTTTTGAGGAGATGGAAGCATGTCAACAATTGGTTTTAAAAGAGCCGTTGTCGGTATTTATGACGAAAATGAGAAAGTAACTCAGCAGGTCATTATTGATCCAACGACTAAAAACGGCACCATCGAAATGAATATCAGCGGTCTTGCCGCACAGCAAAATAAGGTTTATGCGTCAAACATTGCTGTTTACGTGTCCCAGCTTGGTACCGGCGATGTCAAAGCTACTTTTTCGCTGTTTGATTTAACCGCAGATGTTAAGAGCAAAATTCTTGGCTGGGCTTCACAGACGGCAGGATACGCAGTAGGATCGGCGACTAATCCTCCTTATGTAGTGGTTGATTGCCAGGTAGATCTACCGGATGGTAACACTGGGCACATTGTTTTACTTAAAGGAAAATTTGCTTTCGATGGTGATGATATTAAGACAAGCGATAACAACGGTGCTGTTCCTTCGACCGATCAGTTGCAAGGCTCTTTTGTTGGGCGTAACAGTGACGGGTTAGTGTATTATGTTGTGTCCGAGGGGGATACAGGCTTTACGTCAACGGCATTCAATGCCTTTATCTTCCCACCAGCAGCTTAATCTTTACAATTGGCTAGGGTTTCCCTAGTCTTTTTTATTTTAATAAGGGGTGAAACTCATGATCAGACTTGAACTTTTTAATCCGAAAACAAAGCGTAAAGAAGTTTTTGAAAAGGATTATGTTTCTGCACGAAATGTGCGAAAAGCGCTTGAAATACAAGAAATTGCCGAAGATCCAACTCGAAAGGCAACAGAATGGTACAATGCCTCTCTATCGTTTGTAGTCCACCTCTTTGAAGATAAGGGCGTCACTGAAGAAATGATCCTTGACGGTTTGAAATCAGAGGAACTCCTTCCGACGTTGACGGATATTCGCCAAAAAGGCGTTCTCGGGTTAGGTAAGGAAGATGCAGCGGCAAAAAAGTAACTGCCCGCGAAGCGCTGGACAGAATCGACGAGGTTTATCGTGATCTGTTAAAAGCGGGTTGGTCCTACAGCGACATTGATGATATGGACTTTTACCATATGATGCGTGTGCTGAACAAATCGGACGAACAGAAGAAGATGTCGGGGGCTGAATTCTTCTACAAATTAACAGGGAAAGGAGGTAAATAAGTTGGTCGGAACCACTAAGCCGCTTGGCAGCATGATTATCGGTATTGACCTTGACAATAGTAAATTTACGAAAAGCATGACATCAGTACAGCGTTCGATTCGCTCATCTGCCGCCGAAATGAAGGCGCAGATGGGCGTTTTTAGTGCGTCCGGTAGGAATATTGATGCGATGCGTGCGAAGCATGACGGGCTGATTAAGACCCTGACACTTGAACAAAAAAACATGATGTTGTTGAGAAAGAAATACGACGAAGTGAGCAATGGCGGGAAAAATTATAACTCCACTGTTGCAAAGCTGCAGAACCAAATCAACAAATCGGTGTCAGAGCAAGCCAGGCTGAAGATGCAAATCGATCAGACAAACAAGGCCTATATCAAGGCATCTTCAAGCGCGACCATTTTCCGCGATAAATTGACGAACATCGGGTCGAAGATGAAGGATACCGGTCAAAACATGACACAGGCTTTTGGACCGGCGACTGCGGCTATGGGTCTTGGCTTAGGCTATGCCGTAAAGAGCGCGGCAGATTTTGAGCAGACGATGTCCGGTGTTAAGTCGGTCATGGATCCAGCAGACGTTCAGAAGTACAGTGGTGCCTTGGAGCACTTAGCCATTGTCCAAGGAGCCAAAACAAAGTATTCAGCCACACAAGCAGCCCAGGCGGAAGAAGAGCTGGTTAAGGCGGGCGTTTCAGTTTCCGACATCATGCATGGGGCTCTCGCAGGATCGCTAAGCTTGGCAACAGCCGGCGAATTAGATCTGAAAGATGCCGCCGAGATCGCCAGCACAGCCCTTAATGCGTTTCGTAATGACCATTTGTCTGTGGCTAAAGCAGCGGATATTCTTGCGGGGGCAGCGAACGCCTCAGCTACGGATGTCAGTGAGTTGAAATTTTCACTTTCTATGGTTTCTGCTGTTGCTGCTGGCGTCGGTTTAAGCTTTAAAGACACGAGTACCGCGCTGGCCGTATTTGCCCAGAACGGGTTAAAAGGGTCCGATGCGGGCACGTCGCTTAAAACGATGCTATCACGCCTGACACCGATGACAAACACCGCCTATGATGAATTTGAGCGGTTAGGCTTAATGACAGTTGACACATCCGCTGCTATGAAGGCGCTGAGGGATAACGGCGTGAAGCCGATGTCTAAGGACAGTGGCGACTTGGTCGAGCAATTGCATAAGCTTGCCGCTAAGCTGTCCGACTCAAAAGAGGGCTCCGCAAAAGCGACAAAAGAGTTTTACATTCTTGCGTCTCAGACAGGGGCTGTCCACTCTGCCTTTTATAAAAATAACGGCCAGCTGAAAAACATGGCTGACATTGCCCAAATCCTGCGAACCCACTTGCACGACCTAAATGGCGAACAACGGCAACAGGCGCTCTATACGATATTCGGATCCGACGCCATTCGAGGTGCCAATATCCTTTTCCGAGAGGGTGCTAAAGGCGTTGACGCCATGGCATCGGCTATGGGTAAGATCAAAGCTGCTGACGTCGCAAAGCAGAAGATGGACAACTTCAAGGGAACACTCGAACAACTTCGCGGGTCGCTTGAAACAGCCGGCATCACTATTGGTGAAGCCGATTTACCAATGTTGAAAGCACTGGCAAAGGACATTCAGGGTGTGGTGGATGGATTTAATCATTTGTCGCCAGAGATGCAGCACTTTATTGCTGGAAGTTTAACGGTTGGAACAGCCGGGCTCGGTGTTGCTACTGGTCTCGGAGCGATGATGACAGTCATTGGCGGGGGAATTGATGCTACTGGCAAGCTTGCAGGGCGCGTAGGGGCGTTAAATCGATTGCTTAGGGGCACCAGAGCTGCTGCTGAAGGTGAGGCAGCTATTGGCTTAGCGTCTACAGCGTCAAAAGCCGGATTGCTGGCGAGTGTACTCCCACTTTTGGCCAGTCCGCTGGGCGTGTTAACCCTTAGTTTGGGTGCTGTCGGACTAGCAGCATGGGGCGTCAACAAGTACATGTATGGATTGGAAGACACGAACACCAAGTATGCGGCATCACTTGTAAAGCAACACGACGACCTCGCAAAACAGATCAACGAATTTGATAGTCTTAAGAATAAATGCTACTTAACCAGATCTGAACTAGGTAAATATATCGACTTGCAAGATGCATTGTCTAAGGCAAAGTCTCCTGAAGCGGTCAAGAAACTAAAAGACCAGATGGACAAGTTGCAAGAAAAGTCCGGGCTATCCCGAAAAGAGCTTACAAAGGTTGCTGACTTATCCCAAACCCTTGCCAAGAAAGTGCCTGAGGGTACGGATGCTGTTACAAAAGAGGGTAAAGCTTTCGCCTATACAACGGATAAGATAAAGTCTTATAACAAGGCTAAGCTTGATCAAGCCATGAATACGTATCAGCAGAAGTATGATGCGGCGAGGGCAAATGAGGTTAAGGTTCAGCGCGAATTAACCGATAGTCAGCAAAGATTGACCTCTAATGTAAAAGAAGAAACAACCTATCGTAATCTTGCTAATGAAGCAAATACTAAAGGCTGGAAGGTTACAATCAAAAAATATGAGGAGGAGTCAAAGTACAGTGACCAGGCGAAGTACCTTCTCTCCTTACTCCAGAATCACGGGGAACTGCTTTATAAAAGGCTTGACTACCTGAACAAACAAAATAATGCCCTGAGAACCACTATTTCTCACGATAAAAGTCAGCTTAAATTAGCAGGTCAAATTGCAGATAAGATGACTTCTATTTTGCTTCAAGAGAATGGGATCAATACGGCCAAGCGTAGTGGTCTATACGCAGTCGAAGTTGAGATTGGCAAGCAGAAAAGCATTCTTGATCGTTTGAGGGAACAACACGCAGCCGGAAAATTAAACACCGCAGAATATAATGCTGCGACTAAAAGTGTTCAAGACCAAATAAGAAAACTTCAAGGCGTTGAAGGTAAGGTTATTGACATTACCGGTAGCGCCAAGGTTCTTAATACTACGCTGAGTAAAAAGATTCTTAAAGAAATTAAGTTTACTGGCGATACAAAACAAGATGCTATAAGTATTAACCAGGCTTTGGCTAAACAGGTTCATAAGTTTGTGGAAGTCGGCGTTAAAATGCCAGCGTACAAGCAGATCCAGTTACACGGCTTAATGTACCCAGGTAATAATGCGAACGGTACATCAAACTGGCGCGGAGGTGCAACCTGGCTAGCCGAAGGTACTGGCTCTATGGCTGGTCCTGAAGCGGTACACATTCCGGGAAAAGGCACGGGCATTGTCAGTCAGATGGGCGTGTATGACCTTCCAGCTGGATCTAGTGTTTTGTCTGCACCAAAGACTAAGGGCTTGCTTGACTCCTTGGGTGTTAAACTTCCCGGGTTTGCATCTGGTGTCGGTAATTATTTTGATCAACTGTTAGGTAAGGGCGGAACGGTCAGTATGTCGTTAAACCAGCTGCCTGATGCGATCAATGGGCTGACCGATGAACTATCAAACCTAATCAACAACATGATTAATAAGCAACTTGCGCAATCTCCTGGCGGATCTGGCGTGAGCCGCTGGGTTCCGACCATCCAGTTAGCGGCTGGGATGATGGGTGTCAAGCTGACCGGAAGCATGATGAATGCCATTCTTGCGAGAATTAAAAAGGAATCCGGTGGAAATCCGACCGTTTTACAAAAGGTTGTTGATATTAATAGCCTGCGTGGACATCCAGCACGGGGGCTTCTGCAGTATATACCATCGACTTTTAATGCCTGGAAGGTTGGAAGTTACGGCGATATTAAAAGCGGTTTAGCACAGTTGCTCGCAATGTTTAACGACTCAAACTGGTACCGAGATATTCGTGCACCTGGCGGATGGGGCCCAACTGGACGTCGTCGTTATGCTGATGGTGGCTTCGTTAACTATGAGCAGGTTGCCCGAATCGGTGAAGGCGGAAAGACCGAAATGGTTCTTCCGCTAACGAATCAAGCACGATCCATACAACTGATGCAACAAGCGTTGGGGTACATGAGTAACAATCAGTCGGGAACTGCATCTGTGGCACCAATGATGGATACTGGACGCATTGAGACACTGTTAGCACAAAATAATCAGCTAATGGCTGCATTTATGCAACTTGTTGATCAGAAGCCGACAGGCATTACGCCACAAGCTGTGTTTAATGCGAACAAGCAAGTAGCTGATCAAAATACGCGTAACAGAAACCTGGCGATGGGGGTAATGACATTATGATTAAATTTATTTTTTGTGGGCTAGACAGTTATGATGACCTATACCTCATTGTTAATGAAATCCATCGTCCTATCGGCCCGACAATCACGGAAAATACACAAAACGTCCCTGGTATGATTGGAAATTTATTTCAGGGCAATAGTTATGGATCGAAGCAATATGACATTGATGTGACGTTGCCGGCAGTAAGCGAAGAAGAGCGGGTGCAGAAGTTACATGATCTTTCCGACTTGTTTATCCAGACGGGTGACGGCGAGTTTCCGATGGTCTTCACGGACGATCCACTTTACACCTTGTATGGACATTTTACATCTTTACCGGCGCTCACGCGCCTATCACAGACTGATAGCAGCGCAAGCGGGACGATCAGCTTTGTTTGCTCTGATCCGCGTTCATATGGGGATCAGGTGAGCCTACAAGCAACTGAGAACCCCAATACTCTAGAAATAGACGGAGCAGCGGAAACGTTTCCCATTTTGACCTGTATCCCCAAGCACGATGTGACGAAGATTGCCGTTACCGATCAAGATAATCATTATGCCTATATCGGTGCGGATGTAGACCCGGAAATTCCCATTGCGTCGGTTGATAAGGAACCGCTTGTTTTTTGGGATCAGTGCCAAACCCTTGATCCGTGGGAAGAGATCACCAGTCCGACGTTTAATATCGAGAATGGACAGATTGGTGAAGGCTCATCCATGCAAACAACGGGTGAATCGATCAAGATTGGCACGGATGAAAACGGTCATGCCGATTTTGGCACAGACGTCACGGGAAAATGGTATGGGGCTTGTCGGCGGCAAACGCTGAGCACGCCACTATCTGACTACCGAGTACGGGCAAGGATTTATAACAATCAATACTACGCGCGCGCAATGGGTAAGTGTGAACTTTACCTGCTCGATCAAAATGGTGTACGCATTGGTAAGATCATGCTCAAAGACAATGGAAACAGCGAAACAGTCTACGCCCAAGCACAGCTCGGCTATGATTCAAACGGCACGCATCAGGATATTTATTATGGTCAAGGGCAGGTCGATAGCCGAGGCACCGAAGAGAAATTGATTAAAGTTAATGACGGTACCGTAACGGTTAAGAAAAAGGGCAAAACCACTACGCAGCAGAAATGGAAAACGCTAAAAAGAACCGTAGATTTGAGTACCGGAACGTTTACCAACTTTTACGGCTACATTGAAATCGAAAAAATAGGTAATAAGTTTACGACGCGTATTATGAAGTTCGATGATGACTCGAATCCGGTATGGGATAAACCGATTACCGCCACTTTTACGGATACCGGCAATCAGTATCAGCGACAACTGGGCGGTATCGCGTTTTACACGGCGAAATACAAGATTACCGAAGACGGAACGAACCCGCGTAATTACTACACGAACAACGGCATGGGCCTCTGTGACGTTAAGATTTGGGAAATTATTGATGGTGGTAACAAGCCACAGGTGATCAATAACGTCCCCGTCGTCATCGCTCACGCGGGGGAAGAAATCAAGATTAATTCAGAAACTCGTACGGTCTATAAAAACGGAGCGATCTTTATGGAGTATTTGTATCCAGGGTCAACCTTTCTAAGACTGCGTGGCGGCATACCTACGACGCTTAGTTTTGAGCCGGGGCTAGATGACGCGGATTGGTTCCTTGATTTCAGGCCGACAAG